CGACAGTGTTTCCACCACTTGGTCCTGAAGCTGCAGGCACTCCACCTCCTCCAACTGTTATACAATAAGTTCCCGGAGTTGCATTAACTTTTGTAAAATCTACATTATCAAATGATTTAACAACACCACCAGCTCCACCGCCACCACCACCTTCACCAGTTCCACCATCACCACCTGATCCACCACCAGCTACTAAAAAGAAATCTAAAGGTCCACCAACACCACCAGAGCTTACCCAATCATTTGATTTTACTTTACAATAAACTTCAGACATTGACCAAACTCCTGGAGCTGAAGCTAATTGTCCTGGTTCTTTTATAATGACAACACCTTTACCACCAGGGTTTCCACCACCACCAGCTACGTTTGCACCGCCGCCACCACCAGTTCCACATTTTCCTGAATTACCATCTGAAG